ACAGCAGATATACCTCAAGGATGCTTGAGAACACCACTGATAGATCCATCTGCTAATAAGAGAAGCAAAACAACGGGAAGAACTTATAAACAACAATTACAAATAGAGCATAATATAGTAACAAAAAATGCTAATAATAATATAGAAGATGGTATACAAAGAACTAAAAATCTTATGTATTATGGTAAAGTAAGATTTTTTAATACATTAACTAATACATTATATGAGGGATGTGAATATAGGTATCCAACCCAAGAAGAAAGAAATAAAAATAAGAACCTTGGAGATACACCTTTAGATAAAGATAACCACTTAATGGACTGTTTAAGATATATTTGTCAAGATATACCTTATGACTATGTTAATATGAATAGAATATCCTATAATAATTATTTAAAATTTTTTGATAATTTAACTAATGAAAAAGAAGTAAAAAAAGACAACTTGTCTTTTAATCAGTTAATTGATATAATTAAGGCAGAATATGATGAGGAGGCTTCTCTTTCAGAATCAGAAGAATTTTTTGGAGGTTATAAGTTATGAAAATAAAAGAAAAAATTAAAAATATTAAATGGCTAATAGAAAATAAGAAAGAAATTGAAGGATTAATAAGTAAAAAGAAAACACAAGATGATTTTGCACTTGGAGGGGTTCCTGAATTTCAAAAAGATTATATAGCTAAATTGCTAAAAGAAGATTAATAAGGAGGTATCTATGAATAATGAAAAATTAGAAAAAGAACTTAATGTTCTTGTAAAAAAAGCTACTGATTTTAGAGCATCCCAAAGAGATAATGAATATATTACAAATAGGGCACATTATGAAGGTTTACAATGGAATTTAGCAGAGAATAAAGTAGATTCACCATTTTTGCTTAAAAGTGATATCAATCATTTAAAAAATGCTATTGATTTAAGGTTAGGTAGTTTATGTTCCGATAAATATTGGGGAGAATTAAAACCATTAAGTCCTGATGATGTACAAAATATTGAAAAATTAAATATTTTGTATAAAAATGAATGGGATAGATTAAATGCAGATGATGTTGTTGAAGATGTAATAAAAAATGGTGCCATTTGTGATAATGGTTATGTACTAATAAATTTTGATGTTGATAAGATTCAAGGTAGTACAAACACAAGATCAGAAGGAGCTATTACATTAAAGGTACTTGATACAGCTAATGTGTATCTAGATCCATCGGCTGATAGCATAGAAGAATGTGAATTTTATGTAGTAAAAGCTAGAAAGACACTAAATTGGATTAAAATTAATAAACCTGATTGGTTAAAAGTAATAAAAGAAAATGATTTAAAACCAGGAGTTGTTAATTCTTCAGAAGAAGGAAATATTTATAAAGGAAGAGACTATTCTTCAGAACAAGATGATTTATTTGAAATTAATACAGTTTATAGAAAAGAAGCTGTAGAAACAGAAATAAAAAATGTAGATGAAATAACAGGAATTGAAGAAATAGAAAAAGTAAAAGGTTCTATAGTAAAAGAATACTATTTAATTAATAAACATTTAGTAGGAACAAATGAAAATTATCCATTTAATGATTTTCCTGTAATTCCTTTCCAATGGGAACCTGAACCACAAAGTCCTTATGGTATACCTTTACTTAGAGGCTTAACAGTTCCACAAAAGGTTGCTAATTTAATTGAAAGTGCTGCTAATAATATAGCAATGCACTATACAGTACCAACTTACTTAGTAAGTGAAGATAGTGGAATTGATATTAAAAAATTTGCAAAACTTAATAGAGCTTTAGGTATGGCATGGAAAGTATCAGGAGATGCTTCAAGTGCTGTTAAACAATTAGATCCACCTCAAATAAATGCAGATTTAATAAGCATAAAGGAGAATTTTGTACAAAATATAAGAAGTTATGCAGGTGTAACAGATGTTTATGTAGGTAGTGTTGGAACAGCAGGTTCAACATCTGAAGGTACAACTCTTGCAATTAATCGTGCTACTATTATAGATAATGCACCTACAAAACAAATACAAAAATTTGTAGAACAATTAACAAAAATGATTATAAAATTTATGGTTAGGTACTATAAAGGTAGAACAGTATATGTTAGAGATACATCTAAACTTAAAAATCAATATCAATTTCAAGAAATTCAAGTTGATGATAAATTGGAAAATATGAATTATGAATTTACTGTAGATTTAGCTAGTAGAAGTAAAACAGATAAAAATAGACAATACAATCTAATGAAAGAGTTATATACTGTTCAAAATCAATATAAAGAAGATAAGAAAATTATCAATGTTGCAGACTTAGTAAAAGCAGCTCAATTAGATAACTATGATGAAATGTTTAAGAGATTAAGTGATATGAGTGAAGAAGCCTTTGCAGAAAAAGCAGATTTAATCGTACAAATAATGCAAATAGGACAAGTAATGACACCAAATGGCACTTCATTAATAACTCCTGAAGAAATGCAACAAGGTATTATGGATGTTTTAGATGATAATGGAGATTTATCAACGGTTGAAAGCATTTTTAATACTTATGAAGAATATCAAACTCAAATTACTGAATTAAAGAATAATATACAAGCTCAAGAGCAACAATCTGAAATTAATGATTTATCTAATGCTCAACAATCACAAAGTCAATTAATAGACCAGTTAATAGCAGGAAGGCAAAATTTAATGACACCTAGTCAAAATATTGAAAATATACAATAGTAAGGAGAGGTAATAACTCAAAAATTTATAGTAGAAGAAATAAAGGAGGAAGAAGTATGAGTAAGAAAATTAAAGATATAATAGTGAGGGCTTTAAAGACCTTTGTACAAGGCTTTTTAGGTGCATTAGCTATTTCAATACCAACAGATTTGGATATTACAAAAAGCGTGCTAATTGGAGGAGTTGCAGGAGGTATATCTGCTGTAATGAATTTAATTATAAATTTATTAAGTAAGGAGGAAGAATAATGGAAGAAATCAAATTAACAGAAGAACAAGAAGAAGAATTTTCGAATGGAAGAGGAGATGAAGAAGATATATGAGTTATTCAAATTTAGTATCTAAAAAGATACAAGCATATTCAGGAAACTATACATCAGGAAGAACATCTAAAATAACAGAGATTTGTATACATCATACGGCTGGAGTTATGTCAATAGAGCAATTAGGAAATCTATGGCAAACAAAGGGAAGAAATGGTTCTAGTAATTATGGAATAGGTAATGATGGTAGAATAGGTTGCTATGTTGACGAAAATGATACTGCATGGTGTAATAGTAATTGGAATTCAAATTGTCGTTCAGTATCTATTGAGACAAGTAATGATTCAACTGGTGGAGATTGGCATGTAGGTGATAAAGCTCTTAATTCATTAATTAAATTAGTTGCAGATATTGCTAAAAGAAATGGTATGGGAAAATTAGTTAAAGGTAAAAATTTAACATGGCATAAAATGTATACTGCTACTGCTTGCCCTGGACCTTATTTATTAAGTAAAATTGATTATATTATAGAGCAAGCTAATAAAATTAATGGACAATCAAATGCAGCAGATCAAATCATAACAGCTGGATCAAAAGTAAGATTCAATGGGGTATTTAAAATCAATGAAGTAATTAAACCTAATAGTAAATATAAAAATGGTGCTATTGGTTGCTATGCAACATGTTATGGATCACCATGTGATGCAAATGATTATATTCCTTGTGGACCTCTTGCTACTTGCAATGCAAATGGTGGCAATGCAAATTATAATGGAGTATTAAAACAAGGAGGTTATTGGACTTGCAATGCAACATTTACTGTTAAAAAAGTAGAACTTCCAACTTCTAAAACAGCAAATGGTGTAGCAATTCTTGAAGCTGATGGTATACAATTTAGAGTTGATTGTGGACCACTTTATGAAGTAAGTAATAGCTAAGCTATTACTTTTTATTTGACAATAATAATTTTGTGTGTTATATTCTAATTAGAGTTATAATATTGCTCCCATAATACTAAGAGTCCAACCGAAAGGACCAAAAAGAAGATCGAGAAGGAGGTATAATATGGAAAATATATTTAGTGATATTCAAGGCACTGGTACAAGCCAAGAAATAACACAAACTAGTAATACTGTTGAAAGTACTAATAACAATATTGCTACATTAGGTGAAGAGTTTAATTTGGACTTTACACCAGATGAAAATTCTGAAAATTCCACTGCTGCAACAGAAGGAGGAACTACAGAACAACAAAATCAACAAGAGATTACATCAACAACAAATGCTGAAGTAAATAATCCTACTAATCAAGCATTTGCTCAAATGCGTACACAAAATAAGGAGTACGAAACAAAAATTAATGAGCTAGATGCCTTAGCAAAGGCAGCAGGACTACAAGGTGTTGATGACTTAATTGCTAAGACAAAAGAAAATCAAATTAAAAGGACAGCTCAAAGTCAAGGTATACCTGTTGAAGTTGC